AGGAGGTTTTGGGGAAGTGACACAATACTTAGTCACGACATTCAAAGATTCAACAGGACGCAAGCATACACACATAACTCGAGCTAAGAGCAATCAAAGGTTTATAGTTGTTGAGGCAGAGAGTAAAGAAGAAGCGAAAGAGAAATATGAGTCACAAAATACACCTATTGTTTACTACACTAATAATTCTAAAGTGACCTTATTCGAAAGACCTAGTGAAGAAGTATTAGGTTCTTTGTTCGAAAAGAAATAAAATCATTAAAGAGGGGAGATAATAATGTTTAATACACCTAAAATGAAATTCCCGAAAAAGTACACTGAAATAATCAAAAAATATAAAAATAAAACACCTGAAGAAAAAGCTAAGATTGAAGATGATTTCATTAAAGAAATTAATGATAAAGACAGTGAATTTTACAGTCCTATGATGGCTAATATGAATGAACATGAATTAAGGGCTATGTTAAGAATGATGCCTAGTTTAATTGATACTGGAGATGGCAATGATGATTAAAAAAATATTAAGACTAATATTCTTACTAGCAATGTATGAGCTAGGTAAGTATGTAACGGAGCAAGTATATATTATGATGACGGCTAATGATGATGTAGAGGAGCCGAGTGACTTCGCAAAGTTTAGTGATCAGTCTGATTTGATGAGGGCGGAGGTGTCAGAGTAGATGATGTGGTTCATCATAGCAATTATATTACTAGTCATCTTATTGTTTGGTGTAATGTTGCAAGCTGAACAGTTAAAAGGCGATGTGAAAGTTAAAGAGCGAGAGATAGAGATATTAAGAAGTAGATTGAGACACTTTGAAGATTAAACATATTTGTACGGAGGGTATTCATGACTAAAAAGAAATACGGATTAAAATTATCAACAGTTCGAAAGTTAGAAGATGAGTTGTGTGATTATCCTAATTATCATAAGCAACTCGAAGATTTAAGAAGTGAAATAATGACACCGTGGATTCCAACAGATACAAATATAGGCGGGGAGTTTGTACCGTCTAATACATCGAAAACAGAAATGGCAGTAACTAATTATCTTTGTAGTATACGAAGAGGTAAAATCCTTGAGTTTAAGAGTGCGATTGAACGTATCATCAACACATCAAGTAGGAAAGAACGCGAATTCATTCAAGAGTATTATTTTAACAAAAAGACTTTGATTGCGGTATGTTATGACATACACATTTCTGAAAGTACAGCGCATAGAATTAAGAAGAAGATAGTTTCTAAATTAGCCGAAGAATTAGGGGAATACTAAAATTGACAGTAAAATGACAGTTTTTGACACCTAAAACGAGATATTATGATATTGTAAGAATTATCTTAAGACGTGGGGTAATAGCCACATTAGATGTTCTCATCGATGTGATTGAGAAGCGACAAACATATAAAAGATGATATGTTACGCTATTAATCACTTACTACCTGCCTATATGGTGGGTAGTTTAATTCTTGCAATTTGAGTCATAACTATTTTCCTCCTTTCACATTTATTGAACGTAGCTCCTGCACAAGATGTAGGGGCATTTTTGTATTTAAAATAACTAGAGTAATTAACGTAAAGGCGTGTGATACAGTGAAAACAATTGATTAAATTAACACCGAAGCAAGAAAAATTTGTGCTAGGACTCATAGAGGGCAAGAGCCAACGCAAAGCATATATTGACGCAGGGTATTCGACTAAAGGTAAAAGTGATAATTATATAGATAGCCGAGCTTTTGAGTTGAGTAAGAATAGTGCGATTTTAGATAGGTATGAAGAATTGCGTCAAGAAGCAGCTGAACAATCAAAATGGACACGCCAAAAGGCTTTTGAAGAATATGAGTGGTTAAAGAATGTAGCTAAGAATGACATTGAAATAGAGGGAGTAAAGAAAGCGACAGCTGATGCATTCCTCGCTAGTTTGGACGGCATGAATAGAATGACGTTAGGAAATGAAGTTCTGACTAACAAAAAGATTGAAACTGAAATCAAGATGCTTGAGAAAAAAATTGACCAAATGGATAAATCAGAAAATAATTCACAAGAAGCAGAAGTTGCTAAAGCACTTATTAAGTTAGCGGGTGTTAATAATGATTAATGAAATGTTAAACCCGAAACAACAAGAAGTCTGGAACTGCTTTATAAACGATAAACCCAAAGTATTAATAGCGAGTGGTGCAAAAAGGGCAGGTAAAACATATGTGTTCATCCTGCTTTTTTTAATGCATATAGCTACTTATAAAGACAAGGGGCTTAACTTCATTATTGGAGGAGCAACACAAGCATCTATAAGACGTAACATACTAGATGATATGGAGTTAATACTAGGTAGAGAGTTAACACTCGACAAATCTAACGCAGTCAAAATATTCGGTAATAAAGTGTATGTATTCGACGGACAAAACTCGGATGCATGGAAAAAAGCGCGTGGTTTTACTTCAGCAGGTGCTTTTTTAAATGAGGGAACAGCATTACACAATATGTTTATTAAAGAAGTGTTCTCACGTTGTAGTTACAAAGGCGCGAGAATATTAATTGATACAAACCCCGAAAACCCAATGCATCCAGTTAAAAAAGATTACATTGATAAGAGTGGTCAACGATTATCGAATGGAAGACTAAATATCAAAGCATTTCAATTTACTTTGTTCGACAATACATTTTTAGATGAAGAATATATTGAATCGATTATAGCGAGTACACCAACAGGAATGTTCACAGATCGTGACATTTATGGTAAGTGGGTTTCTGCTGAGGGTGTTGTATATAAAGATTTCAAAGAAAAAGTTCATTACATCACAGAAGAAGAATTTAAAACTAAACAAATAAAAAGGAAATATGCAGGCGTCGACTGGGGATATGAGCATTATGGTTCTATTATGGTTGTAGCGGAAGACTTCGACGGAAACAAGTACGTTATTGAAGAACACGCACACAGACATAAAGAAATAGATGACTGGGTAGCTATTGCAAAAGGAGTTATAAAAAGGCATGGCGATATTCTTTTTTATTGTGATACAGCTAGACCTGAACATATTGAACGATTTAGAAGAGAGAAGATAAAAGCAAGATATGCTGACAAAGCTGTTATTGCTGGCATTGAAGTTATTTCTAGGTTATTCAAGTTAAATAAAATATTCATTATCAAAGAAAAAGTTAGTTTGTTTAAAGAAGAAATATACAACTACGTTTGGAAAGATAATGCAGACGAACCAGTTAAATTAAACGATGACACATTAGATGCGTTAAGATATGCAGTTTATACAGCTAATAAGCCAAGTGGCACAGGCTTTAATTAAAGGAGGTAATATTTTGTACCCTAGCCAACCAACACAAACAGAAATATTTGATGCTATTGTGAGGACTAACAATAAGCCAGAAACACTGGAAGAAATGATTGTCAGATATATAAAACAACATTTGGAGAAGTTACCTGAAATCTCAATCGGTCAAGAATATTATGAGCAACGTCCTGATATTGTTAAGGAACCTAAGCCAGTTGATGCTACAGGAGCAGTTGACCCATTGAAACCAGATGACAGAATGATTACCAACTTCCATGCTAACCTAGTAGATCAAAAAGTTTCTTATATTGTAGGTAAGCCTATCGCTTTTAAACATACAGATGATGAAGTAGTTAAACGTATTGATGAAGTTTTGGGCAATAGATTCGATGATAAGTTACACAGTGTACTAACAGGAGCCAGCAATAAAGGTATTGAATGGTTGCATCCTTACCTTGATGAAGAGGGAGAATTTAAGTTATTTAGAGTACCAGCAGAACAAGGTATTCCTATATGGACTGATAAAGAGCACGAAGAATTAGAGGCGTTTATCAGGATGTATAAATTGGAAAATGAAACTAAAGTTGAATACTGGGACAAAGTAACGGTTAATTACTACGTTTATGAAAATGGCTCGCTTATTCCGGATTACTCTAACAATTTGGAGAATTCAAAAACGCATTTTAGTACAGGGTCGTGGGGTAAGATTCCATTTATTCCATTCAAAAATAACGACTTAGAAATATCAGACATATTTATGTATAAAACATTGATTGATGCGTATAACAGGCGATTATCTGATTTATCCAATACTTTTAAAGATTCAAACGAATTAACGTATGTATTGAAGAACTACGATGACCAAGAGTTACCAGAATTTAAACGGTTACTACGTTATTACGGTGCGATAAAAGTATCAGATAACGGGGGTGTCGACACAATACAGGTAGAAGTACCAGTTGAAAACAGTAAGAAGTATTTAGATGAGTTATATCGAAAAATAATGTTGTTTGGTCAAGCGGTTGACTTTAGTTCTGATAAATTCGGTTCTGCTCCAAGTGGGGTTGCGTTAGAGTTTTTATATACTAACTTAAACTTGAAAGCGGATAAGTTAGCGCGTAAAGCTAAAGTTGCTATACAGGAGTTACTTTGGTTTGTGTTTGAGCACTTCGACATCAAAGGAGAACATAATGATGTCGATATTAGTTTCAACTACAACAAAGTAGCGAACACAGAATTACAAGTACAAACAGCTCAGCAATCTATGGGAATTGTAAGCCATGAAACTGTATTGGAAAATCACCCGTTTGTCGAAGATTTACAAGCAGAACTCGAACGAATAGAGCAAGAACAAATGGAGTGCAACAAGCAACTCCCTAATTTAGATGACGGAGGTGCTGACAGTGCCCAACAACAAGAAAGATCTAACAATAAAGAATCAGAATGATATTGATGAGTATATCGACAATCTAATCTCTAAAGCTGAGAAGCCGATAGAACAACTATTTGCTAATCGACTTAAAGAGATAAAACAAATCATCGCAGATATGTTCGAGAAGTATCAAAGTGATGATGTGTATGTTACATGGACTGAATTCAATAAATATAACAGGCTCAATAAGGAGTTAACTCGTATAGGTACAATGTTGACTGATGACTACAGGCAAGTAGCTAAGATGATTCAGAAGTCACAGGAAGACGCTTATATAGAAAAGTTCCTTATGAGCCTTTATTTATATGAGACGGCGAGTCAAACATCTATGCAGTTTGATTTTCCTAGTAAAGAAGTTATCACATCAGCTATTGAACAACCTATTGAGTTCATTCGATTAGTACCGACGCTACAGAAGCATCGTGATGAAGTATTGAAAAAGATACGCTTACACATCACACAAGGCATTATGAGCGGAGAGGGCTACTCTAAAATAGCGAAAGCAATCCGTGATGATATTGGCATGTCTAAAGCTCAATCGTTGCGTGTAGCTCGTACAGAAGCGGGTAGAGCGATGTCACAAGCTGGACTTGATAGTGCATTGGTAGCTCAAAAGAATGGCTTACAGATGTATAAGTATTGGCAAGCCACCAAAGATACACGTACAAGGGACACGCACAGGCATCTAGACGGTGCTAAAAAGAGAATAGATGAACCGTTCAAGTCGAGCGGTTGTGTTGGACAAGCACCTAAGTTGTTCGTCGGTGTGAATAGTGCAAAAGAAAACATCAACTGTCGTTGTAAGCTTATGTATTACATTGATGAAGATGATTTGCCTAGTACAACAAGAGCACGTAAAGATGATGGCACAACCGAAGTAATACCACAAATGACCTATCGTGAGTGGGAGAAATATAAACGTAAAAGAAAGTAGTTTACTACTCGACCTTAGCATGTCGTTAAACTGCTTCTTTTTATACCAAAATTCTTCGTGGCGTTGCACGTAAAACTCGTAAAAAGGAGTAGTTTAAATGGATTTATACACATTGTTAGGACAATTTAAAGACGGAGAAATCGACAAGCAAAAGGTAATTGATGCGATTGACGAATCAAAATCGGGAATGGTACCACGTTCAAGATTGAACGACAAGAATACCGAAATTGAAGAGTTAAAAGAAGAGATTTCTAAACGTGATGAACAAATTGTCGAATTGAAAGACTCTGTAAAAGATGAGAGCGAGCTTCAGAAAGCACTCGAAGAAGAACAAAATAAAAACGCAGAGTTAGAAACAAAGTATAAAGATTTACAACTTAATAGCGCAGTGAAATTAGCGGTTAATCATGAAGCTAATGACGCTGACGACATTCTAACATTCATCAATAAAGATGAACTGGAATTAGCAGACGACGGCACTGTAAAAGGTTTAGATGAAGCGATTGGAACGCTTAAAGAGTCTAAACCTTATTTATTTGCACCGTCTAAGCCTACAGGTAACACACCGCAAGACGGAGACCCACCAAGCCCGCATGAAGCGTGGACAGAATTTTTAAATTAGGAGTGTATTACATGAATAAAACAATCAAAAATGCTACTGGTATGTTGAAGTTAAACTTACAACATTTTGCTAACAAGTCAGTAGAGCCTGGACAAACGTTATTGAAAAATAAGCACGTTGGAATTTTAGAAAGAGTCACAGCGGTTAATGCCTATTCAACACCGGCATTAATTAGTAATGACGCCATTTTTATGGAAGGTCGTTCTTTCACAGTTATGAAAGGAGATACAACAGAGTTAAAGGATTACAAACGTAATGCTACTAATGAATTTGACCATCCAAAAATTGAAGAAACAACATACTTCTTAGATCAAGAAAAATACTGGGGTCGTTTCGTAGATGCTTTAGACAGAAAAGACACAGAAGGTAATATTGATATTAATTACGTAGTGGCACGTCAAGGTGCGGAAGTTGTAGCGCCATATTTAGATAATTTACGTTTCGCTACACTAGCACGTAATAAAGCTAAACATTTAACAGTTGGTACTGGTTCAGATGCACAGTATGATGCGGTTTTAGATGTATCTGTTGAATTAGATGAAATCAAAGCGCCAGAAAACCGTGTGCTATTCGTTTCTCCTACATTCTACAAAGGTATTAAAAAGTTTGTTATTGCATTACCTCAAGGAGATACGCGTCAACAAGTATTAGGCAAAGGTGTACAAGGCGAATTAGACGGTTTTGTTATCGTTAAAGTACCAACGAAATTATTACAAGGGTTACAAGCTATCGCAGTTGTAGGCGAAGTTTTAGCTTCTCCAATTCAAGCTGATTTGGCTAAAACAAATTCAAATATTCCTGGTATGTTCGGAACGTTAGCAGAACAATTGCTATATACTGGTGCATTTGTACCTGAACACTTACAAAAGTACATTTTCACTATTGGTGGTACAGAAGTTGCTACAAAACGTGATGGTGTTGATGCACATGCTGACAATGTAGCTAAACCGTCTGGAAGCTTAGAAATGTAATAGGAGGTAGTGACGTATGTATAAAGTAGTCGAATATTTTGAAGATGCTCAAGACAACAGACACCCTTATCACGAAGGGGATATATACCCACGTGATGGGTTAGAAGTATCAGAAGAACGATTAGCCGAATTATCCACAACAAATAACTGCCGTGAAATAATTGGTATTAAACTGGTTGAAGACGAACAAACAGAACAGTCTGAGACGAACGCTGACGAGCAAAAAAGTTTATCTGATATGAAAGTAACAGAATTAAAAGAACTTGCTAAAAAGCGTGGAATTAAAGGCTATAGCGATATGAAAAAAGATGAGCTTATCAAAGTTATAGTGGGTGTTAAGTAATGGACACAAAAGACGTCAAAATGATTAATGGACTTTCACTCAATGATTCGTCTAACGATGAGCAGATCGAATATCTTATTGAAGAATATAAAAGTGTTGCAGAAGATTATTGTAATCAGAAGTTTGATGACAAAGCGGTGCCGTCGGGTGTTAAGAAGTTTATTGCTGAATGTATCAAGTTTGGTACAACTGGCAATATCTCTGCGCGCACGATGGGCACTGTGAGTTATACCTATATAACTGACATACCTAGTAGTGCTTATGCATATTTAATGCCTTATCGTAAGTTAAGTTGGGGTAAGCGATATGTTTAATCCGTTTAATGAGTTTCCGCACGCAATTGAAATTGGAGAGATTGAAGTCGTAGGAACATATCCCAAAGAATACGAGCGTTTTAAAAGTAACGAAACAATTAAAGGATTTATGGACACACCTACATCAAGTGAGACACTCAAATTTCATCAAATGAGCAAAGACTTTGACCGAAACCTATATACGCCGTACC